GCCACTGCTGGCTCGTTGTTGAAAGTGCCACCGTTTGTAAGCGGGTGTGATGCATCACAAAGAGCAACACCGTCACCACCAGCAGAAGCGCCAGCAGTAAATGCGTTGTTCAAGATTGATGCAGCTTTAACCTGCTTGGTGTGTGCCATAGAACGTGCAAGTGCCCGTGTATAGCGTGATGCCAGACGATCATAAAGATTGTCTTCTACAGCTTCCTCAGTGATTGAGAATGCCATAGCCACTGTCTCGTGGTTGTAACGAGCAGTGAAAGCTTCGTTTGCGTCGTCAAATGAAACTGAGGAGCCTTCCTGTTTTACAGGAGCAGCGCCAAAGCCAGATAACATAACCTCTTCTTCAAACGCCCGGTCAGATGACTCGGTGTCAAAGATCTCAGCGTGTTGACCTTCATACCGTCCGTATTCCATGCCGAATAAAGCATTAAGGCCGGGTTCCAGTTCTTTCGCTAGTTGTGCGCGAGAAATAGCCATTGATCAGCCTCCTTATACGCCAGTCGTAGAAACAGTAGCCGCTGCAATGGAGCCTGTTGGCGCATTGAAGTGGTTGTTTATACGAACGATTAACGGAATACCAGCAGCAGTGAAGTCAGCATTATCAGGGTCATCTTGTACACCCATGATACGCATAGCTAAAGTGTTGGTGGTGGCGATAGTATTCAAATCTGCTGTTGCAGAAGAGATACCAGTTGTAGTCGAACCGCTGTTACCAGTTGCAAACGCGATGTTTGCGAACACTGCTGCACGAATCTCTGCTTCTGTATTAGCAGCAGAAACTACGTTTGATGTAGCAATGGTGAACAGTTGTGCTGGGTTGTCATACAAAAACGCTCTAACAGGAAAGTTAGAATCAGCACCTGAACCGGGCCAAGTGTTAGAACGAATTACTTCTCCAGTGGTCGATGAGACGTATTCACACCCATTAAACACACCCACGATAGAGACGTTACCGCCAGCAGCAGCTTGCAGATCGTCAATAACACCAGCAGCAAGCGGGATAACCGCCATGCCTTGGAAAATCGGGTTTGAGTTATCAGATGCGATACGGTACTCAGTCGTCCCAGTGGAATTAGGCGCTGAACCCAGCATACCATATGGTCGTAGACCAAAGGCTCCATTGGAATTTGCCATGATAAATACTCCTTATACATAGCTGATTGAGTTACTCAGAGCCGTCCTTACGGCCTCCGAACGATACACGACTTTTCCTATCACTATGGATAGGCATTGAGGGATGTTGTTCCCTCATCAAGTTTTGATCCACGGCATCCATTTGAGTGCGGGTCTGCTCCCGGAAGTATTCAGTTCTTTCTTCAACCGTTTCTTCAGGTATTCTAGCCAACATTAAACCGCCGACTCCAATTGTCCCTGCATTAGCACCTGAATCAATGGTTGGAAACTTACCAGCCATCTCAGGATATTCGTCAGCACGGACAGGTTCCCACCCTTCACGCATTTTAGTAGTCACATTCATCTGATCATCTTCACCACGAAGTGAAGTACGGATCCAACGATGCTTATACCCTGCGGGTGGTTCTGGAGCCTCCAGCTTAGATGGAGGTGCCCAAGGCTTGCGGCGTTGGGTCTTTGCGCGAGTTTCCGCTTCGCGAGGCGATCTCTTTGTAGAATCAGTCATTTCATTACTCCTTAACATACTTAGCGTATTCTTCGAGCGGAACATTTAATCGCTTCGCTATCTGAATCTGCGAAGGGGTTAACTTGACTGTTCTGCGCCCCTTTTTTGTAGACGACTTGGAAGCCGTGGACTCAGCAGAAGCGACTCTGGGTCCTTTATCCTTAGAGCCTCCAAACTTCTGTGGAAACTCTGACCGGACTCTACGATCAAGTTCAGTATAGTACTCATCGGACGTTGGGTCAAACCCTTCATCCTCAATTAACTGTCTGTGAATACCAAAAGCAGCGTAAGTCATTGTTTGATCTTGACCAAACCAGTCATTTTTAGATGCCCAAGCCTCTGCTTTTGCATCAGGTTTGGCCTTTTGTTGGACAGGTTGTTGCTGTGACTGCTCCTGTGGAGCAGGTTGTGGAGCAGCAGCTTGCTGTTCCTGACGCTTCTTAGCCTGCTCTACCTGTGCTTCTTCCAGTGCAAGTCTGCTCAAGTTTTTCTGAGCTTCAAACATAGAGTCAGCGTCACCCTCGTCATATGCTTTCTGGTACGCAACTTTTGCAGCAGCAATCTGGGACTCTATTCGAGTTCCGAACTCTCCGACATAAGACTGATCCAGAGCATTGAGACGTTGTCGTAGCTCGTCGTTCTGCTCTTTTACTTTCTGAGCAAACTCAACCGCTGCAATCCTTTGCGCTTCTTCGTCTCTGTACTTCTGCGTAATCTTGCTTATGCGGCTCTGTACATTCTTTGAATACTGATCAAGCTCTTCTTCTTTCTCGTCTTTCTCAACGTCAGAGTCTTCTTCAGTCTCCTCAACAGCCTCTACTTCTTGAGACTCTTCCTCAACAACTTCTATTTCTTTCCCTTGTTCTTCTTCAAGATCAGCGGCTAAATCTGTTGTCTTCTCTGCTGCTTCTGCCATTACTATGCTCCATAGCTTTTAACATCGTCAGGATCAACGATGGTTGCGATGACCTCGTCATCGTTAATGACACGGACTTCTCCTCCTTCAATGTTAAAGCGAGATCCAGCATATCTACCGATACAAACCCAATCTCCTTCCTTACACCAAGGCCCGTGTTCTCCAAATTTATCCAGATCCTGATAAGCAAGTGGGCCGAGACGTACAACGTAAGCTACAACCGTAGCTCGTGACTCTCTTTCTCTTACAGCATCAGGAACGTAGACACCGCCATCAGTCTTGTCCTTGCCCATATAAGGCATGACAAGGATTCTCCACCCTGTGGGTTGTGGCATTCTGTCTTTTAAGGATTTTTCTTTTGCGGCTTTTTCTGCCTGCTTCTTCGCTTGTTGTTGCGCTAGAACATACTCAGGTACGATCAGTGTCATCGATGTACTTCACTTTCTTTAGCAGGGCCTTCAATTCATCAAGAGCGTAGGTGACACCCTGTATTTCACCAACTCTTGCCTTGTAGTCTTCCCAATCAGTTACTCCACCGCTTGTTATCGAAAGACTAACGTCATCTATTCTGTTTATCAATATCTTTTGATAATCTTTTATAAAATTCAAAACATCCATGCTGCCCCCTTGGATCTAGTTTTGTGTGATTACTATCCACTCCACGTTGTTAGTTGAACTTTCAGTTCTGAAATTTCCAGCCTTAGTCCAGTCTATGCTGTCCAACCCCTCATCAAACACTGTTGTCTGAGAAGGTTCCTCTGTTGGTGTCTTGTGATAGTGATGCATTCCATAGGCAAGTGCGCCTATGATAAGTAAAGCTTCCATCTTCTCCTCCTAACTTAAACCCCTTTAAGTTTAAAAAACTAACTCCCGAATATAGACCCTATATTTTGTATAAAGGACTCTCCAGAAAACGGTTGTACAGATTTTTTCTTAGTGCCCGTAAATGTTCTAGCAGACCCTCCCGGTGTACCTGAATAAGTTTTTCCTGTTTTCTTGTCCATGTATCCCCCCGGTATTTCAACAAAATCTCCGCCCAGAGATTTCAAAGCCATACCGAAATCATCAAAAATTCCTGCCGTTTCAAAAGCTGGTGATGCCGTAGCCACACCAAAACCGGATCCACCTGTCAGAGCATCCGTGACACGATCAGGGTCTAGAGATGACTGTTGTTGATCAGGTCTAGAAGAAAATGAATTTATTGTGCCATCAGGATTCTGTGTTGTTTTCCTGCCATCCGGCATGGTTATCTCATTCATCCCGTTTGACATCGGAGTCACGGTGACTCCATTCTCTAACGTCACTGATTCCGGTGCTGCCTGCACTCCCGGCAAGCCCATACCAAACACATCCATTAGCTGTTGTGTCTCTGGTGCTGGTGCTGGTGCAAACCTGCTTTCAAATCCTGCTAGATCAATTTCTGGTACAGACCCTACTGG